CTCGACAGAGATCGCCTTGATTTCTCAATAACGGCTCTGTAATCTCATCCACTGACCCGCTGGACAGCGGGCAGTGAGAGACCCCCCGCGTCCAGCGGGCTAGTGAGAGAGTAGGTGATGATTATGGTTGCGTGGGCTGACATTGTGGCCGAATGCGGCAACTACAAGGACGGCTTCGTGGCCGTCTTCCGCAGGTACGAGGGTGAGACCACCGACGAAAAAGATGGTCGGGGTGCCTGGCTCAAGGTGTCCCAGAACTCCTTTGCCGATCACATGGGCATCGCGCGGGAAACCTTCAAGCGGTGGGTGAGGAACTTCGATGATCCGGCCCGACTTGGGCCAGATCAGAAGGCCACCCGCACTGAGGTGTCACACCGCAACGTGGTCAAAAACATGGCGAAGAGCAACGCCCAGGCCACGGTCGATTCCATCATGGACGCCGGAACCGGTGCTGCTGATCAGGTGTTCCATGAGTTGAAGCTGCGTCGAGCCGGGGTGGACACCTCCAAGGCCAACCAGAAGGCTGCCAATGCCTTCGCCCATGCCCAGACCGAGCCGATTCGTCGGGCCGTAGCGTCGACCTACGTGGCGCTGTGCGTCCAGGCCCTCAAGGAGGCCACTGAGGATCTCCAGAAGGCCCAGGAGGATGGTGCCCTGAACAACGAGGCCATGGCGCAGATCAGCGAGGCCCACGAAGCCTTCCAGTTTGCCCTGACCGAAGCCCGCTTCGCGGTGTCGTGATGCCGACACAGTGGGAAGAACTGGAAACCTACCTGACCCAGCACCAACTGATTGGGCAGGAGTTCAACTCCTACGATGTGGCCCACACCCTGAGGGTGGTCCCATACCGGGCCACCTGCCTGATCCAGGCGTATCTCGTTGCTCAGCGTGCGCCGAAGTCCCGGACGTTGTACGTATTGCACCGCCAGGGCCGCACCCGCAGTTCCATGTGGAGGGTGGGTGCCCGCACCAGGGACGTGCGGGAACTGACCAGGCAGTGCATGGATGACATCACCGTCAAGGTGATGGACGCCCTAACCCCAGACTTGCGTCGCATGGGGGCGCTCAACCCCCGGCTGGCCCAGACGACAGAAGCCATGGTGCAGGTCTTCCTCGCCAACGTGAACCTGCTGGCTACCCAGGTACCCTAAGGCTGGACCCAAGAGGTGGCCTCCCAGAGGAGACGATCCCTGGGAGGCCACCAGTCGCGTCTGGCCGCTCGTTCCGTAGCTTCGAGGCTACGGAACCACTTCCCGCACCTTCTCCGCGTTGGCTCAGGTCCGACTCCTCGCCCTGGTCAGATCAGCCACCACGGTCAGTGGTCCGAAGTCTAAGATACGAGAGCTATCTCAGCATCCACCTCAATGATGGTCATACCCAGTTGCTGACCCACCGCATAGGCGAACATGCGAGCCGCGTTGTAACTTGTCGCTGTCTGAGGGTCATTCGGGAACAACAGTAGAAGATTCTCAAACTTTCGCACCTGAGTGACTGCCTCAGAGTAGGACTCCTCAACAACCCGTTGCCTCTCGTCATCGTTTTCGTCCGGTGTGCCCACCAATGTCCACCCTGAGTTATGCCTGGCCTTAGTCGCCGTAATAGCATACCGCCTGTTACGCAGCCCCTTGATAGCTAAGGGTTTGCAATACAGACGGGCCTGAGGGTAGGAAACGATGGCGGCATCAAGAGCATCGTGTCTCACCCAACCCCCTGCCCTCTGCAAAAAAGTCAAGATTGCGACAGCGGTGTGGTCGCAGACAGTTACAGGATTCACCACATCGACAGCCGTATTACGGTAGGCAACAGGCATTTAACCTCCAAACAACTCGGCAACGGTCGAAATATCTTTCAGACCCTGAGCCAGATCTATGACGACATGTAGAAGTTCATCTTCTCGCTTCAGGCGAGCGACATCCTCATTAGGAACCGACTCCTTGGAAACTAAATCGCTCAACTGCACGATATAACCGTGCAGACCACGAACAGCAACGTGGAAATCAGTCAGGCGATCCAGGTCTCGGTCAAATGGTTCGATATCATGGCTGTCATCAATAATGGCCTCCATCACAGCATGACGAGCCTCAGGGTTTTCGGCTACAGCGGCAGCAGCCTCAGGGCTGGCTGCCACAGCAGCAGCAATATCCTGGGGGTTGGCCCCACTGATGTCTTCCACCGTCATTGACCGACCAGGCAAGTTCGGTCGCCGCTCCAGAGCGATCCGCACATCGTTGGCGTTTACGGCGTAGCCGCTACCGCGTTTACGAGCCCGTACCCGTTTGACAGCCTCCCCCCACGCTTCGGCCTCCACGTCCAGAGGTCGTCGGACCTGTTCACCCCGAGCAATAGCACAGAGCGCTGTGAGTACCTTGCGTCCGAGAGCTTCTCGACCACCGGCTTCCTGGTGAGTGCGGTAAGCGGCCTCGTCGTGGCGTTCGGATTTCGTCCAACCCATCGCCATCTCACGAAGATTTTTCAACGATGACGGGCTGTACGGGGCACCGTTGGGAGCGGTCACCCCTGCCTTGTCCATGGCTTCGGCCAACTCCGCGAGCTGCTCCCGTACACCCCCCGCATGGGGGGTGTATGCAAAGCCCCGACCACTGGTTGCATCAGGGATGTGGGCGAGGATGGCGTAGGCCAACGTCCAAGTCCCTCGACTGTCAGACCGATCCAGAGATCTGGCTGCTTCTTCGACTACTGCGTAAGTGCGCTGGTTCATGCTGATGACCCCTCCTGGTGAGCCGAGACATCCCGAACCACCCAGTGTGGACTTGGGGTGTCCGGTGCTACATTAGTATTGGGGTGGTTCCGCATCAAGATCCAGAGTGAAAAATCATGACAGGCCCCCAGTACCTCCTCTGTGGCTCCCGCCTGACCGACGACACCTACGTCCTCCGACTCCTCCTGGAGGGCCTCAACACCTGGGCACGCCAGTGGTCCGAGACGATCACGATCCAGGACAACGGCTCTCTGACTGGCCTGGAGAACGAGGTCGAAGAGTTCAGGTACCTGGCCTACCGGAAGGTCGGGGAGTGGGAGGACCCCAACGTCATCTTCTGCTTTCTCGACAGACTCAGCCAGAACCGCGCCGCAGAGCGACTCCTGCAGCGCGCTGAGACGGAGCACCGGCCGGCCTTCATCGTGAGTACCTACCGGGGTCGGGAGACGATCATCCCGTAGCCCTGGGCGGTCCCACCCCCCCGTTACGCTTGGTCCATGCCGACGAAGCGTGCTGTGAAGCTGGACCTGGACCTGGAGGGCCTCAGACAGGAGGTGCGGGAGTGGTACGCCCTCAAGCGCCAGGAGGGCATGCTGGCGCCTGTGCTGAGGAAGGGTACCAACAGGTTCAAGGAGATACTGGAAAAATACGGCGAGAAGGACCCTTCAGACGGCTCGATTTATCTGGATTTGAAGGAGCCGGTTGGTGATCAGCACATCCAGTATCTGAAGAACCTGTGCGTCGTCAGCGAGAACGTCCTCAACGAGGAGGTGGCCGAAGAGGTCCTCACCGACAAGGGCATGTGGGAGGAGATGACTGAGGTCGTCCGCGTACCCGACCAGGCCAGGATCACCGCCGCCTACTACGACAACCGCCTCACCGACGACGAGTTCCAACGCATGTTCCCGAAGGTCACCTCCTGGCGGTTCTTCCTCCTGGACGAGAACCACAAGCCGGTGCGGGCCACGACATGACCGACCTCCAGGCCCTGTTTGCCCCCCTCCAGGACGAGTACTACCCAGGCTCCAAGCGCAAGCGTCGGGAATCCCAGGAGATGCGCCAGGAGCGACTGGTGGAGGAGCGTCGGGTGGCCCGCGAGGACGAGTCCTGGGACGCCCACCCCGTGGAGGTGTGGGTCAAGGGCGCCAAGTACGAGATGTTCCGCGTTGGGGCGCTCGCCAAGGCCCTGGGCCGCGACAGCGTGACCATACGGGCCTGGATGAGGAAGGGCTGGCTGCCTCGCAACTCCTTCCAGACCAGCCCGGTCGTGGGCTCCAGGGGCGACGCCGGTCGACGTCTGTGGACCCGCCGGCAGATCGAGGGCATCGCCCAGATCGCCAAGGAGGAGGGCCTCCTGAGCGAGAAGCCCCCCCGCCCGGTGGATACCAACTTCACCAGAAGAGTGGTAGCGGCCTGGAGGTCGTGGCTGTGAAGCTCTCCAAGCACCTCCGCTTCACGATCAGGGTCCGCGACTACGAGAACGCTTACGTCGAAGTGGGGGCTGAGGCCGATCACCATGACCTGGGCTGGAGCGACGAGAAGTGGGCCGAGTTACGCGAGACCCGAGCCAGTTGGGTCGACCAGTTGGAGCTTCTGCTGATCACCGAAGTGGAGAAGCTGGCCCGAGAGGAACTGAGTCGAGTCTCCCTGTGGGCCGAGACATCACCCAACCTTGCTGACGACTACCTGCAATCTGCACCCCTGCAAGCTGCATCAACACAAAGGAGCCAACATGGCACAACCAAGAAGGCTGGTTCGACCCAAGCCGGCAGAAGAATACGACGAAGCCCCGGCGGCACCCCGACGCCTGCAGCGTGAGGGATCGTCCAGTACCAGCCGTCCCCATCCCTCAGAGCGCCGTAGCTCTGCCCGCGATGACGCCGACGACGACCGGGGCATGGCCGTAGCCAAGGGCTGGAGCGGGTACCGGCGCACCAAGGCCAACGCCCCTTCCCAGTGGACCAAGCTCTACAAGGTGCCCGACGAAGAGGGCCTGATAATGCTCCTGGAGGACGGGCCATACGCATCATTTTTGCAGCATTGGTGCGAGTGGATGCCCAGAGGTAGCCGGCTCAGCTATGTGTGCCTCCAGGAGAACTGCCCTCTCGACGCCGTCGATCCCAAGCCCGCAGCCCGTGTCCGCTTCAACATCTTGGACTGCGGGGGAGACACGCCCATCCTGGTCACCTTCGAGTGCGGGATGGGAGTCACTGAGGCCCTGGAGGACTACTCTGCAGACGGGCCGCTCTCTGGTCAGTACTTCGCCGTGGTCATGAGGGGGCCGAAGAACAACCGCCGCACACAGATTCGCCCCATCAAGATCCGAGACCTCAAGGAGGACTGGGGTTTTGAGCCGCTGACCGAAGACGAGATCGCCAAGTTCGATGATCGGCTTTGGGACGACACCTCCCTGGAAGTCTCCTCCAGGGAAGAGCTTCAAAAAGTAGCCGATGCCTTCTCGGACTAGAACCCTGGCCGGGAGTGCCGCCGATAACCGCTCCCGTGACCGGGATGGGGAGGGGTTGGATTACTCCAGCCCCTCTCCTCCACGGAAACCCCCGAAGTGCTCTGCCAAGCGTAGGGAGCCCAGAAAGGAGGGGGACGGCCGCTGGGACTACAGGAGCACCTGGCGGTGCGCCCTGGATCATCCGGACCACGAGGGCCCACACCGCACAGAGAAGACAGAGGGTACCCACGGGGGGCGCATGTTCACCGACGAGGACATCGCCAAGTCTGCTGCGGTGGAGGCTAAGTGGCGACGGTTGGGACGGCCCCGACCCCCCTATCACGTAGAGGGCTACAGGGCATTCGAAGCCTGGGTGCTGACCCTGGTCGAGGAGGGTGGGAGCCTCGTCAAAGCCATCGTCACCCCGGACGAGCTAAAAGAAGTGGTGGACGTCTACTCGGGGTTTTCTGAGTTCGCCTTCGACGTCGAGACCCGTGGTGGCCGACAGGTCCGCATGCTGCAGGCAGGGCGCAGGGTGCTGTCAAGGTATGGA